GAATATGAAGTTCAAATTAAACCACAATCCGATACAAATTTTATTACCATTGCTCTGGCTCTAATATCATAGATTTCACCTTCAATTACAGGGTATTTTTCAAAGACTTTATTTGTAGAACGACCAATGGTAATAAAATTTGTATCGGATTGTGGTTTAATTTGAACTTCATATTCATTAACGAATTGGTCATTAGAATTAACTTCTACTGTTAATTTAGAAACAACACTTCCGTCAAATAAAGATATTAATTCGTCACTATGTTCAATACTAGGTGCTTCAATTGTAAATGGGTCTGGAAAATTACTATCTGGTAAGACTGCAACTTGTGTCTTTTGATTAAAGGTATAAAAAGCATCTTGATGTTCAACTAAATTTAACAATACAGAAAAATCTGGATTTATTGCCATACCCATTATACGAAATGGTTTTGAACTAAAACCTACTAAATCATAATCTAAATTTATAATATCACCGATAGCTAAATCTAATGCTTCATAATTAGCTAGACATTCAACTGTTAAGTTGTTTCTGCTTCTTTCTAAAATGATTTTAGCAAATTCTAATGCTTGATAAGGATTTGTAATAGTAGGTATAGAAACAGTTCTTTCTTGTAAAAATCCATCATCAGCAGTTTTTAATGTTTGGTGTGCTGAATCTGTTTCTGGAAAAACAACAGTATTATTTTGAAAATCGTGTTCTGGTGAAACATAATCAACTTTAACTCTATTATATTTTTCATTTTTCTTTTCAGAATTTATTTTTAATCCACCAATAATATTATCTTCATTCAAAGTAACAGATGCTATACCAGTTGTTTCAATGATTAATTTATATTTACCTTGGGTGTAAGGTAAAAGTCCTCTCATTCCCTTTAAAAAAACTTTTACATTTTGTATTAATTTTTTAGATGTATCTATATAAGCATTACAATCAAAAAGATTGATTGTAGAGGCACCAGAAAAAGGTGTCACTTGTGTTTCAGCTATTTGACTAGAGTCATAAAAACTTTGTAAGTCAATATCAGATATATTAATTCCTTTTCCGTATCTTTCATTAGTTAAGTAATCTAATAAACAAAAAGCAGGATTAGTTGAAAAAGCAGGGGATTGAGCAACAAGACTACTATTATAACTAACTACTTTTCTTCCTTGTACTAATGCTTGAACTTTGGGAATACCTGTATATTTATCTGCATCCCATTCAAAACGAAATGCAATATAACATATTCCACTCAATGGTCTGTTTCCATTAGACCAACTACTAACATTATTTAAAAGCGATGATTCTGATTGTCCATCAGTGCCATAAAAGGTTTGCATTTGAATTGTATTACCAAAACGACTGTCATTAGAAGTAACTGTTCCACCATCAGTAAAACCATTATTAAAAGTAACTTCATCATCATCAACAAATATTTTTGTTATAGCATTAATTTCACCTTCACTTAATACGATTGCTCCATACAAATATTCGTTGTCATTTCCAGATACACTTAAAAAAATGCGAACACCTCCAACTTTCCTTGTTCCATAAATTATAGGAATATGAGAATTATTTGATTGTTTGTTGATTAAAGCACCTTGTGCTTCTTGGTCACCTTGGTCAAAATCTGGAACATCTGGAATATTAAATGGGTCACGTATCCAACCTATAAAGTCTTGAACTGCTCCGACAACACCACTTACAACGTTTTGAATACCATTAACGATTGCTGAGAATGGATTAAATCCCATTATTTTCTACCCCACAAAATATCTTTGACAGTTAATGATGCAAATTCCATTCCTTCATCTGTAGGAAAAAAAACTTGTTGGCTACCTGTATTCGTTTTACGACCTGCTACTCTACTAAAATCTGCAAAGTGAGAAGTACAATTTAAACCTAATACTCCATTATCAGTATCTATTGCAAAACTTTCAACAAAACCTTTATTATAATTAAATGTATCAATAATCGCATCTGTACTATTTAAAAAAGCAATATCAATCGTCACTTCATCATTAGAAACATTATTATTTAAAACAATAGATGTAAAAGAACCATCTACAGCTGATAGTCTAATAGAAAAGCTAGAAACATTTATTTGGGAACTTTCTGAATTATTGGTTATCTGTAAGAGATGAGAACTAGATGTATAAGTATTTGAATTATGAATTAAATCCTTGTAATGATTAGTTAATCTAACAGGTGTAGGGAATAGTATTTCAAGTAAGATGACAGGTTTTATAGACTGAGTAGCTAATTCAGTTTTTAAGGCAGTGGATAATCCTCTAGCCATTACAACGCCTCAATAAAATCTACTTCAAATTTATATAAGTCTAAATCGTCTGTGTTAAACTGTTGAATGTCATTAGTTAAACGAACAGTAAATTCAACTCCATCATAAGTCACAGAAGCATTATCTGCTAAAGCACTTCTCAATGGTGGTTCAATCGTTAAAGTTGCTTCATTAGAACCATCTGCGGTTGCATCACTAACAACCATATATACCTTTGAATCCCCTGCAAATTTAACGAAATCCCCTGCTGAAATTGTGCCAGTCATTCCATCAACATCAATAGTAGTGTCACCTGCTGAATGTGAGCCATTAACAAGAACAACCCCAGACACATCACCTTTGGCATTCTTTAAATCTGGTAAAGCAATCTGGAATGTTTCTTTTTGACTTCTTTGTTTCATTATAAAAGCTATCACTGGTGCAAAATCACTTCTTCTCATTGGGGGATAGGTAGCACTAAACTTAAATCTTTGTCCATCTACTTGAACTGCAAACATCTTTCCACTGTCTGTAGTAGATGTGATTGTCTTTTGTTCAGATGAAAAACCAATTGACCTAAATTCTGGTGATGTTGGATATGTTCCTGCCATTAAACTAACGCCTCTTTTCCTTGACTATTAAGTGCATCATTTATCACATTAACAATAACACTTCTACGTTTAACTAATAATTCATCAAAACCTTCGGTGTCATTAGCAGTGATATTAAAGTTAATTACTGTTCCTTGGCCTATCTCTCTGTTAGGAATGATCTGTCCATTTTGTTGAGGCACAAACATTTCTTTCCCTGTTTCGCCCACCATCACTGGCTGTCCGGCAAACACTGGGCCTCCATTCTGTCTAGCTGCAATAGCTTTTGTAGATCCATAAGTTGCAGCAATACCCAGGATAGCTCCAATCGCATTTGATCCTCCAGTAGCCAAAGAAACCAAAGCTGCTGCTTCTGCTGAATTTTTTGCAATCTGATCCATAACTGCTTCATTCTTTTTAGCTGCTGCATCTTGTAATCTATCACCTAATAATTTAGTGATTAGCATTTGTACGCCTATTTGAACTAATTGAGATATTAATTGAGATAGAACATTTTGAACTGCACTCTTAAAGATATCTTCAAAAGATTTACCAAATACAATAGCCTGGGCTACAGCATCACCTAAAGCCTTGTTTAATCCATCTACTGCTGTCATAAATTGATCGGCTACTAATTGATTTGCGTTAAATTCATTAGCTAATTGTGCGTATCTTTGAATAAGAATATCTAAAACAGATCCTTCTTCTTCAATCTTTTGGATAGCTTCATTTTTTCTTGCTAATTCTTCCTGGTGTTGTTGATCTCTTATGGCTTTAATTTTTTCATAGGTTTCCATCTCTATCTGTTGTCTTGCTATTCCTGCAAGTTCAGCTGAGATCCCACCTTGTTTAACTAATTCGTTTAATGCTTCTTGTTCTTCTTTGGATGCAATAATAACACTTTGAATAGGGAGATAAGCATCAGCAAAATTCTTTAATGCTGATATTTTTTCATTCATAGCATCTACAGCTTTATTGACGCTATTTTGTCTTTTTTCATAATCACTGGCATCTTGTTCTCCACCTTTAAAAAGTTCACTAACTGCTTTTGCACCATCACCAATAGCTTTATCAAACTCTTCCATTTGTTGTACTACAAGTTCATTCAAAGATATTGACTGTAATCTTTTCTTTAAGTTTGCTATTGCACCATCAACCTCTTCTAATTCTTTCAATGATGTTTTAAGAGGTATAAGACTATCCTCATCATTAATTTGCTTTATGATTTCGTTTCTTTGTTTTTTAAATTCTTCTAAAAGTAAATTTATATGCTCAATGTTATCTATGTCTTTAGGGTCAAGTAACCTTAAATCTGAAACAGTTTTAGCCTCATCAATTAAATCTCTTATTTGTCCAACTAAAAAACTTACTGCCCCAAAGGCTATAGTTCCCTTTTTACCAAATAATAAAGCTGCAATTATTCCAGATGTTTGAACAAACCCAGGTAGAGATTTAAATCCAGTAATAGTTGTTCCTAAGGCATCAGAGATAGTTTTAACTGAGGGAGCAACTGATTTAATTAAGTCAGATGTAGTGGTAATAGCACCGGCAAAATTTTCACCAATAGCTGTAGCTATATCTTTAATCTGTTGTTCATTGGCTTCTAAAAATTTATTTAAATCACCAAACTCACCTTTGAGTTCATCAAAAAATCCCTGGGCTACATCTTTCTGAAAATTAAAATACTTATCCCCAATCATTGAGATAGTACCTTCTAATGTAGTAGCTAGGTCTTTAGTGGCATTGGCAAACTGTCCATCACCGGCAAATAATTCCTCAAATCTTTTTACTGTTTCTTCAGCTGTTACTTTTGCACCATTCTGAAAACCTAATAAGGCTCTAACACCTCTTTCTCTAAACAGATCAGCAGCACCAATACCACCGGAAAATGCTCTTTGGATCTGGGATGATGTGGTTTCAAAATCTAATCCTGTGACTGCTGCCACATTACCAGTGATTTCTAATATTCTATTAAGATCATTAGCATCATCTGCAACTACTGCTAGATTACCAGATGCTCTGGATATCTCCTCTAGGGAGAATGGAACTCTACCAGCAAATTTGGCTAAATTGTCAAAGGCTATTTG